CGCCCGACTTTTACGATTGTTGATGACATGGGGTGTTCCGTTTGTTTGAGAGTTAGTTATACGACCGCGCAGAATATAAGTCAACAATGACTTACTATTTTTCTTCGATTAATGCGCTCACGGTCAAGAGAACTTCAATCAGGGTATCCTTGCGCGAAGGCTCATGGAAGATCATGGATGGATTGAACCCAATCACGAGCGTTGTATCCAGCTTCGGCAGGTAGTGGACACTTCCGGCATTATCCAGAACCGAACCTTTCAGGTCAGGCAGGAAGAACCTTGCAGACGTCGAGCCAAGTGTCAGGATCACCGGAGGCTTCAGAAGCTCGATCTCGCGCGTCAGGAAGGGACCATAGCGCTTGATCTCTTCTGGCGTGATGAGTTTGTCCGCCTTCGGTGTCTTCAGCAGTCCGGTCCAGTAGGCGTCAGCTTTCGACATATCCACTTCGGCGAGCGCTTCAGACATGAAGTTGAATGACTTGCCAGATGCGAAACGCTTCGCAGCCTCTTCTGACCAAGACGGACAGTCGGCGACCACCATGAACTTCGGCTTCTTACCGATAGCTGGAAGCGCGTGGACGGCGTCTTCGTCGACCTGATAGACCTCTTTCATGATACGCCTCAAAGCGGCGTTCGTGAACTTGTCCCTGGGGATCTGACGATCGGCGACGAGCACCTGCGAGACGAGACCAGGCATCAGGACCAGCTTGTCCTTGATACGGCTCTCATCGAGAGGCGGTTTCTGTCCTGGTTCCACATTCGCGAAGGCACCGACAGCGTTCAAGTTCTCGATCACACGCCGGTTGCAGTTGCGTCCCAGCTTCAAGTCCGTGAGGCGCTTCCTCAAGTCCTCCTGAGAGGTGATTTTTCCGGATGCACGAACTTGCATGATTGCGCTTGCAGAGCGGTCTGACGCGCTCTTGACGCGATTAAACGGTGTTACGAGCGTGGTATCGTTCAGGATCACAAAGTCATGTTCGGAGACGTTGATGTCAGGTGGCAGGACTTGGATACCGTTCTCGATGGCGTTCTCAAGAAGAGTGCCGAGCTTGTCTTCCTTCACGGTCGAGAATGCAGCCGCGAAGAACTCCACCGGATAGTGGACCTTCAGCCACATGCACTGATATGAAATCAGCGAATACTCTGCCGCGTGAGACTTGTTGAACGCATAACCGGCGAAGACTTCGATCTGCTCGAACAGGTTTTCGGCTTTCTTGCGATCCATTCCAGAATGTGAAACGGCACCTTCAACAAACTTTGACTTGTACTTGGCCATTTCTTCAGGAAGCTTTTTACCCATCGCTTTCCGCAGACCGTCAGCGTCCGCGAGGGAGAAGCCGGACAAGTCCACAGCCACCTTCATGACCTGCTCCTGATAGACGATCACGTTGTAGGTAGGGGACAAGGCTTCTTCCATGTTCGGATGCGCCAACTCGTTCTCTTCGAGTTCGTTCTTGGCCATCGTGTACTTTTCGACCAGACCAGCATCGATAGGGCCAGGACGGTTCAGAGCGTTGGCGGCAATGATGTCATCGAACTCAAGAGGCTTGGTTGCAGCCATGTCTTTCAGGATGCGACGTGCGGCTCCACCTTCGAACTGGAAGACACCCACGGTCTCACCTTCAGAGAAGGCTTTCAGCGTCGGCTCGTCATCGAGCGGAATTGCCAGGATATCCGGAACCTTGGAGTGGCGCTGCTTGATGTAGTCCATCGTGCGGCTGATCGTGTCCAAGGTCGAAAGGCCAAGGATATCGAGCTTGACCAGCCCCATGTCTTCCGCTGCGCGACCGTCCCAATTGACCACACCTTCACCAGAGCGGCGTTCGACAACTGCCATGTTCTCCAGATCGTCACCGGCCACGATGATACCGGAGGCGTGTTTACCGTACAGGCGCAGCACACCTTGAAGTGCGACAGCGGCTTTCCAGACTTCCGGATTGTCGTCGGCGAATTGCGAGATTTCAGCGACGTCCTTTTCCGCCGTCTCAAGATCCACTGGCTGACCGTGGACTTTGGGGATCAGCTTGGAGCGGGACGCGTTGACTGCATCCAGAGCGAACACGCGGCTTGCATCCTTCAGACCGGACGCAGAGCCGAGCATGGAATAGTTCGACAGGCCGGCGACCCGCTTGTGTCCGTACTTTTCAACAAGATGGCCGATAACGTCCTGGCGCCGGGTAGACATGAAGTCGAGGTCGATATCCGGCAAGTCACGACGTGACGGGTTGATGAAGCGCTCGAAGATCAGGCCGAACCGGATCGGATCGACGTCTGTGATGCCCATCAGGTACGCGACCAGTGAACCGCCGACCGAACCACGACCTGGGCCGACGAGGATGCCTTCATCCTTGCACCAGCGGACCAGTTCATCCACGACGAGGAAGTAGGGAGCAAACCCCATCGTCTTCAGCACGTTGAGTTCATAGGTCAGGCGCGGAACGTATTCTGTCTTCACGCGGCTCTTGTCGATCTGCTCACCGAATACCGGAGAGGCCATACGCTTCTTTAGCCCATCGACGCAGAGACGCTTCAGTTCGGCGTCGGGTGTCGCGGACAGTTCCGGAAGGGAGACAGGTTGCTTCTGCCACTTGTAAGTCAATTGTGACAGGAATGCCGCCTGGTTACCGATCGCCTGCTTCCACAGATGGCCGACCTTTCCAGATCCCATACCAACCAGACGCGTCGAGGCGTCTTTGACCTGTTGCAAATAGTCTTGCTGAGAGAGGGGGATATGCGTCTTTGCAGCTGGCTTGCGCATCATACCTGGCTTGGCAACAGTCGCTTTCGACTGGATCGCCATATTGGTCACAAACGCTTCATACCCGCCATCAGTGTAGAGGACGGGCATGGTTGCGAGCGGCTTCATTCCACCTTTGCACAGTTCAGCCGCAATCGCGTTGACGCGGTCATGGTATCCGGTGCCAACCGGAGACATTTCGATCCAGACATTATCTGCGCCGACAGCGACTTCGAGCTGGCTGATCCAGTTGCGGTGGTCAGGGTGTTCCAGAATGCCGTTCAGGTCACCGGTCGAGACTGTGAAGTTACCTTCCGCCAGTTCTTCACAGACTGTGGCGATATCCAGACGCGGCACGTAGTAGAAATTGTCACCGCTGTTGGCGATGGACAGAAGCCGGAAGATGATCTGAAGGCTCTCGTGATCGTGAGGGTACACTTTCAGGAAGTGTGTCGGCTGTTTCTTCACTTTCGCGGTGGCGTCATCGACCAGGCGCAGTGACACACCGAAGCGTGGCTTGAACTCGTCCGAGGCAAGACGCGAGGTTTCGACGAGGGAATTTACCGACATCGTGTCACAGATGACCACGTCGGGATTTCCAAGGTCTTTCGCAGCGGCGGCGATCTGCTTTGGGGAAAGGATCGACTCGCCAAGCGAGAAGTATGAGCGGACAGCGAGAAGGGTGTTTATTGCAGGCAAAACATTGTTCCTTGTTTGGTCAACAGACCGGCGTTCATCAGTTTCTTGATTAGCTGGCGCACGTATCGCTGTGCGGTCGCTGGTGGCAGATCACTTCCGATTTCGTGGAAGTGCTCGGCGAAGTCTTTGAGGGTCACGACTTTGGCGTCGATCAGGAAGGCGCAAGCGATCCGGTAGGGGTCATCCTCTTCGAGGTGCGCGAGCGGGTTCTGACCGGTACGCATGACGGCGAAGTCACTGTCTGGCAGGTTGAGCGCTTCCGCAGTGGCTTTCGGAGGCGCTTTCTTTGGGCGACCAATGAAATCCTTTTTGCGGCGCTCAAGGAAGCGTTTGAGACGAGGTGTTTTGGCGTTGTCGATTTCGTCGATGTTGGCAGCTTCCGGATTCCGGCGCATTTCCAGTTTTTCGACGCGCCTGGCGAACGCTTTCTGTTCGTCAAAGACCGCTTCGGCGCAGTCCGACTTGCTCCGACAGAGCTTGCATGTGTCTGTTTGTGGGGAGAACGCAACGACGCTACCATAACAACCTTTCCTAAACACGCTTAAATCGCTCCAGATTGACCGCTGACGCGCGTTTGAGTGTTTCCGGTAAAGTGACCTACCTAAAAACAAAACGCGCTGTGTGAGCTTCTGAGAAAGCAATCTCACCTTCCGCTATCGGGTGAAGGTGAGACCACACACACACGAGGACCGCAGGGAATTATGGTGCGCGTTACCCGCGCATACGCACCGACCCCGCAATTCTTAGCCGAACAGGTTCGACATGAAGACTTTGACCGCTTGGCGGTCAGTGTCTGCGAGACGATTGGTGTAGGCGAACTCCATACCTTTCGTCAGATCAGGCTCGCGACCGAAGACGCGGGCGAGTTCCGCAGCGTTGATCAATTCGCGAGGCGAGATAGTTGCGGACAAGGCACCTTTCTTGAACTCACGGCGGATTTCGGTTGCGCACTGGACCAGGCGGCGCGCATCGTCCGGATGGACCTGAGACTTCTGAGAGATCACGGCGACCTCTTGGTCTTCAGGCATGTATTCCATTTCCACAGTCACGCCGAAGCGCGAGTAGTTCGCGGCGTTCATGATTTGCGTACCTGCATAGAGGCCGGTTTCGTCACCTGCACCGTTCGTGTTGCCTGTCGCAAAGAACCGGAAGTTCGGATGCGGCCGGATCACGCGAAGGTGCGGAGGTGCCTCTTTGATGACAAGCGGCTTACCTTCCAGAACCGGCTGATAGACCGACGTCACGGACGGCATAGCGAAGTCGTATTCGTCGGCGACATAGACCAGACCGTCACGCATCGCGATCGGCAGAGGTCCAAGCTCGAACTCGGTGGCACCGTTCTTGACGACATAGTGACCGAGGA